CTCGCCTACATGAGCGGCTGCGAAGCGTTCCCTCCCGGCATGACCCCGGACGAGCGAAAGCAGTACGAGCTGCCGCCGAACTGGGACTTCTTCGTTCAGCCGCCCGGCCTCAACGTCACGCGCGACGACGCCGGGAACGTTATTGAGTACGAGGACAATCCGGCCGCCGAGAACCGCCGTTTCATGGCGCCGGATTACTATATCGACGCCGCCCGTGGAGCGACGCCCGAGTACATCCAGCGCTATCTCATCGGCCGGCCCGGCTCTGCGGCTGAGGGGAGCCCGGTGTGGCACCAGTACCGTGAGGCCATCCACGTCGCGACATCCCCGCTGAAGCTCATGCGCGGATACCCGATCATCATCGGCATGGACTTCGGCCGCACGCCGGCTGCAGCGATCTGTCAGAAGCCCCGCGATCTCTACTACAACGTCGTCGGCGAGGTGCAGGGCATCACGACGAGCGCCAAGGAGTTCTGCGCCGATTGGCTTGCGCCGACGCTTTCGAGGATGATCGCCGAGGCGGACCCGGACATGGAGTCCGAGTGGGAGGTCAAGATTTTCTGCGACCCGGCCGGCGAGGCGGCTGATCAGGGGACAGACACGACGCCGCTCCGGGAAGTGAGGGCGGCGGGATTTTCAGCCGTCCCCGCCATCGCCGGCCTCCGTTTCGGGGTCCGCCGCGACGTGATGAATGCCGAGTTTCGCCTCTTCGAGGGCGGGCGACCCAAGATCCTGATCTCGCCGACCTGCAAGGCGCTCATCCGGGCGGCGAACGGCGGATATTGCTACCGCCTCGTGCGAACCGTCGATGGCAGAACCGTCCAGGCAGAGGCGCCGGACAAACGGAACCCGAACTCGCACATCGCGAACGCCCTCGAATACGCAATCACCGGACACGACAAAGCGGCCGTCATGGTGTCGAGCGGACAGGTGAAACCAGCCTGGATGCCTCAAAGACCACCCGGCCTAATGGCCCGCATCAAAAACGAGCGGCGACACCAGCAGGTCCAGTTCGGAAGAACAACCACAAGGGATGGTAGCCGGTTCCGTTAACTCGCAATAGATGTTGACATGAGGTGAATATTCTGCATATGTTCCTATGGAACATCTCTGCAGGGGAGCGCCGATGGGGGCCTCGCCACCAAAGCCGGACAAGTCGCTTGAGCGAGAGCAGGCCCGCAAGGCTGCCGAGGCCAAGGCTGAATCCGACGCGCTCGCCCAGGCTCAGGCCGAAGAAGAGGCGAAGCGGCGTGCCGGCCTGATCGGCCGCCGGTCTCTCGTCTCCGGGACCGATCTCGGATACTCGCCAAGCGGGATTGGCGTCGGCCCCTAATGGCTCTCCTCTCCATCGAGGATTTCGGCCGGCTGTTCACGCTTGCGAAGACTGAGCGCAGCGGCGTCCAGTCCACGCTCGAAAGCTGCTACCGCTACGTCCTGCCGCTTCATGAGCGGCGTCAGCCGGAATCGACCGGAGGGACGGATCAGCCGGCGGATGTCGATGAGCTGTATGACGCGAGCGGCGCCAGCGCTGCCCAGGATCTCGCATCGGAGATGCTTGAGGATCTGTGGCCGAGCGATGGGCGGCCGTTCACGATCTCGGCGCCCAGGTACGCGAAGATCGACGGCCCGATGCGCGAGCGCGTCAAGGTCGCCCTTGAGAACCGGGCCGATGTCCTGATTGAGGAGATCAACGCGTCCGGCGGGTGCGGAGGCGGCGGCTGGTATCAGGCTGCGCACTCGGGGCTCCTCGACTGGACGATCGCCCAGGGGTTCATCTCCCGGCATTCCGGCGACGCGGCGACCTCGATGCGCTGGACGCACATGCCGCTGGTGCAGACGTACTCGCTGCGTGGCCCCTACGGCGCGACGGATACCGTCTTCCACGTCAGCATGCGTCGGCGCCGCGAGATCATGGACACATGGCCAGGGTCCATTCCCGGCTCGGGAGACCCGAACCAGAAGATCGAGGTGCGTCAGGGATTCTTCCGTGATTGGGATGCGGACGGGAAGGAAGTCTGGAACACGCAGGTCTGGTGCTCCGCCAAGCAGGACGGGTTCATTCACCAGGTCACGCAGTCCGGCATCGGGTCGCGGCCGTTCGTGGACTTCGGCTACGTGCGGGCCGGCGGCGAGACGCTGTGCCGTGGACCCGTTCAGATCGCCCTTCCGCATCTTCAGGTGCAGAACACCTTCGTCGCCAACCAGCTCGACATGATGGACATGGCGCTCTGGGGCGTCTGGGGCGTCGAGTCTGACAGCATCAATCTTGAGAACATCAAGATCAGCCCTCGCTCCGTCATCACCTACGAGCAGGGGACGAAGGGCATTCAGCGTCTCGACGGCGGTGTAAACCTGCAGCAGGCCGATCGGTTCTCGATGGCGCAGCAGGCGAACATCCGGGAGCTGATCTACGGCCTCGATCTTGGGCCTACCGGCACGACGCCCATGAGCGCGACGGAGGTCATGGAACGGAAGTCCCGGTCTGGGAAGCGCCGCGCTGGCCCGCACTCCCGGCTGTTGAACGAGCTTCTGGTGCAGACGGCGCTCGCCACCAACTGGCAGCTTGAGAACGCCGGCCTGCTCGCTCCGCTTGAGGTGCAGGGTGTCGGCCGGATTGAGATCGGCGGACCATTCGCGCGCGTCCGCCCGCTATCGCCGCTGACCAAGCTGCAGATGATGGACGACGTTCTGCGCTGGTCGCGGTTCATGGAAGTCCTCGGCGGTCATCTTGGAGCTGAGGTCGCGGCCGCCGCTACGTCGATCGAGACCGTTGTCCCCTGGCTTGCCGAGCGCATCGGTGTTCCGCAGAGCGTGCATCGGACGGAAGACGATCTGAAGAAGTTCCAGGCCGTGATCGCGCAAAGGTTGCAGCAGTCACAGGCTTCACCCGCCGCAGGAGGTCCTGTTGCCAAGGCGGCGTAGCGCCCGCGATGTCGTCTCCGATGCTCGCGGCATTGGCTACGAGTTCCCGGACGGCGTGGCGCGTGACCTGAGCGTCGAGTACCGGCTGAACCGGGCCGCCGTCGCGGCTCTGGACACCGACGACGGGCGTCTGCTCCTGGCGTGGATGGCCTCGTTGGCCGAGCCGGCGCAGGGGGCTCCTGGCAGCGCATCGGATGCGGAGCTTCGTGAATGTCACGGGCGCCGCCAACTGCTCAATGCAATCCTGAAGAGGATCGATTATGGACGGAACGGCATCCCCGGCCCCCGCAGCACAGGCCCCGACACTAGCAGCGCCAGCGGCTGACGGAGCGGCCGGGGCGTCCCCACCGGCTCCCGATTGGGTTCCTGCCGATTTCTCCGCCGATTGGGGCACGGACGCGTACCCGGAGAAGATCTCGCGTGCCTACACCGAGAAGACGGCAAAGCTGAGCACGCGCACGGACGATCTTCGCAAGCAGGTGTCGGCCGAGATCGAGGCTGATCGCCGGAAGGCTCTTCCGGACAAGCCGGACGGGTACAAGGTCAGGGAAGCCTTCGGCAATGGGTCTCCGCTCGCTTCGCTCATGGAACAAAACGGGATCACGCTCGTCGATGAGTTCCCGTCAGCGGACAAGATGGACCCGAATGCGTTCTACTACAAGTTCAACGACAACTCCCCTACCGTAGGTTGGTGGCGGGAGTTCGCCCACAAGAGCGGGTTGAACCAGGACCAGTTCGCCGAGGGCATTGCCCAACTCGTCGTGCGCGACCAGCGCCGGGAGGCTGAAGCCTCGAAGCAGCGCATGGAAGCGGCGCAGGCGCGCTTGTCAGAGGAAACGTCGAAGCTCGGAAGTGAAGGAAAAGCGCGCCAGGACGCAGCCGAAAAGGCAATCCGGGCCAAACTCGTTGCCCTCATGGGGGACGAGAAGGGCAAGGCAGCAGGCGAAGAGTTCGCCGCTGCCTGCCTCTTTGCCTCTGGCGTCGAAGGCGTCGAGGCAATCCTGAAGGCGTTGGACGGAAGCCTGAAACCCGGCGGCGCTGCCGGTTCTTCGGCCCGTCCCGCCGATCTGATGTTCCCGCACCTGGCACGCAAGTAAGGAGCCTCACTGATGTCCGTTGTAGGCGGAACTTTTCTCAATCTGGCTGACGCAGCCAAGCGCAAGGATCCGGACGGGAAGACCGCCGAAATCGTCGAGCTGCTGGCGAAGACCAACACGATGATTGCGGACATCCCGTTCGCGGAGTGCAATGACGGGAGTCAGCACCTGACCACCGTCCGCACCGGCCTTCCGACTGTCGGTTACCGGCAGCTCAACAAGGGCGTCGTGCGAAGCAAGTCCACGACTGCGCAGGTCAAGGACACCACGGCGATGCTGACCGCGATGCAGGAGGTCGATGAACTCCTGCTCGAACTGGACAGCGACCCGGCTGGCCTGATGTATTCGGAGTCGCAGGCGTTCATCGAGTCACTCAACCAGCAGTTCTCGACCGACCTGCTGTACGCCGACATCGTGGCGAACCCGGAAAAGTTCCATGGGATCGGCCCACGGTACAACTCCCTGTCGAATGCACAGTGCATTTCGGCTGGCACCGGCGGAACCAACACCAACACGTCCATCTGGATGGTGATCTGGGGGCCGAGCACGGTTCACGGCATCTTCCCGAAGGGAACGATGGCTGGCATCAGCCAGAAGTCCCGTGGTCGTCAGCGCGTTCTCGACTCGAACAACGACCCCTACTACGCCGAGTGCGTTGACTGGTTCTGGCACGTCGGCCTCAGCGTCCGCCGGCCGGATGCAGTCGTGCGCATCTGCAACGTCGATACGGCAACCCTGGTCACGGCCGGATCCGGATCTGACACGTCGCAAGACCTGAACCTCGCGATGATCAAGGCGTTCCACAAGTTCGGATCTGTTCCGAATCTGGGGACGGCGTTCCGCATCTACGCGAACTCGACGGTGATCACGTATCTGGATATCCAGATCCAGAAGAAGCTCAACTACAACCTGACGTGGGACACTATTTCTGGTCCGCGTCCGCAGATGCGCTTCAACGGCGTCCCGATCATGCAGATGGATGCCATCACCTCCACCGAGGCGACGATCGCCTAACTTGTCCGAGGGGACGCCGAAATGATTCTCGACTACTCCGTCACCTTCAGTGACAACCAGGCGATCACTGCGACCGCCAACAGCACGAATAAACTCGACCTCGGGGCGATCGGCTGGTGGGGCGGCGCAGGCGCGCGCGATCCGCTTCCGATTTCGCTCGACATCACCGAGACGTTTGCTGATGACTCCGGCACCGATGGCACGCTCGTCATCGAGGTCAAGAGCAACACGGCGTCTGGTGACTACACGACCGGCGTCAAGACGCATTATCGCTCGCCGGCAATTCCCGTAACGTCGCTCACGGCAGGAACCGACCTCAACGACCTGTTCCGGGCCAACGTGCCGACCAACTCGCAGCGATACGTCTTTCTCACCTACACCGTCGCCGGAATGACGGCCACCGCTGGGAAGATCACCGCGAAGCTCGCGGCGTCCATCCCGAACAACAAGTAATCGATGCTCTCCAGCATCGACATCTGCAACCGGGCTCTGGTGGCGATTGGCGCAAATCCGATCGCCACCTTTGGCTCCGGTTCCGCAGAGAGCATCGCCGCCGGGGCGCTTTACGATGCCATCGTCGATGCAGAACTCAGCCGGCACCGCTGGAACTTCACGGCCAAGGCGGCGCGTCTCTCACGCCTGGTCGAGCGTCCGGTGCACCGCTGGAGCTACCTTTACCAGCTCCCTGACGACTGCCTCCTGATCCGGGGACTGTGGCAGGACGGAACGCGCGCCTCGTACCAGGTGATCGAGAAGGAGCGTCTTGCGACGGATGTTGAGGGGCCGGTTCTCGAATACGAGTATCGCCCGTCCGAGGCCCTGTGGCGCCCCCACTTCTACACCCTGATCCAGAGCCGGCTTGAGGCGTATTTCGTCGGCGCTCTCCGAAAGGACATTCAGCTCAGGGACAAAATGATCGATCTGCAGGACCAGCCGAAAGGGGTGTTCTCGCACGCGAAGACGCTTGACGCGCAGGAGGCCCCGCCGGCTGAACTGCCGCAGGGTCCGATCGCGCGCGCTCGCGGCCGGCTACGCTGATGGTCGGCATCAGTGCGACGCAAAACAGCTTCCTCGGCGGCGAGATCGCTCCCGAGGTGCAGATGCGCTTCGACAAGAATTTCTATCCCCACTCCTGCGCATCGCTGCAGAACCTGATGGTTCGGGTGCAGGGATCGACGGAGACGCGGCCGGGGTCATGGTACATCGACGACCTTGAGGGGCCATGCCTGCTGGTCGAGTGGGTGTTCAGCGCCGGCCAGGAATACCTCATGGTGTTCACGGACGGGCAGCTTGACGTGTATGACAACACGTCTGGCGTGCATCTGCGTACGATCACATCCGGTGTCACATGGAAGGAGGGTCACCTTGATCGGCTGAATTGGACGCAGCAGCTCGACACGATGATCGTAACGCATCCAGACGCCGGGCTCACGAAGATCCTGCGGACTGGATACGACACGTTCACCCTGTCGCCGTTCGCATTCGACGAGAACACCGACTCTCCGGTCAATCGGATCCTGCAGCCGCACTACAAGTATGCTCCTGGAGCGGTGACGATCAGCGCATCCGGTACAACCGGATCGGTCACGCTAACGGCATCATCCTCTGTGTTCGTGTCCGGGCACGTCGGAACGCGGCTGCGCATCAAGGCCAAGGAAGTGTTGATCACGGCTGTCGCCAGCGGAACGTCTGCGACGGCAACGGTCAAGGAGACCCTTACCGGAACGAGCGCAACCACCGACTGGACGGAGCGGGTTTTCAGCTCTGTGCGCGGTTGGCCGCACTCGATTGTGTTTTACGGGGACAGGCTCACGTTCGGAGGCGCCAAGGGGCGCCCTCTTGGAATTTGGTTCTCGTGTATCGGCAAGTACTTCAACTTCGACGTAGGGACTTCTACTGATAGCGACGCAATCTGGGATCAGGTTGGTGAAGCTCATGTATCAGAAGTCAGGCACCTCATCGCGGATCGCCACCTTATTGTACTTTGTGATGCGGGTGAATACATGGTGGCGAATACAGAGACAACGCCACTCACGCCGAAGAACTTCAAGATACCATCGCAGGGCGCATTCGGAGCTTCTTACTGTCGCCCTCATCGATTCGATGGAGGGGTGATCTACGTTCAGAACGAGACG